ACGTGGACCATCTCGAGAAGATCTTCGAAGTGTGTAAGCTCACACCTACAAAGCGTCACTGGATGCCGACACGTGAAGCATGGATCAAGGACCATATGAAGGACGCGCCAGCGAATCTAGTTGTAAGATTTTCATCACCAATGATTGACCAGGGACCAGTGAAGAGCTGGGCCAATACGTCGACAGTCTCGACAAAATCTAGAACTTGTCCAGCCCCTGATCAAGACAACGCCTGCGGCAGCTGTCGCGCTTGTTGGGATCCGCTGGTAAAGAACATAGAATATGGTAAACACTAGAATGACATTTGTATTTAAACATCCAAAATTTTACAGAATCCCAAGGGATAAATCGGATCAGGCCATTAGCGAAAGCACTCACGACGGTGAGTCGGAGCGTGCGTCTGGTCCGGGCCACAAGCTTCAAGCAGCAAGCCACAAGCATCAAGCTTCAAGCGGCAAGCTTTCGAACCAACCTCAAGCTTCAAGCGCCAAGCGACAAGCGTCCCAGCCAGAGTAACAAGCGTCAAGCATCAAGCCACAAGCAGCAAGCTCCCTGATCCGAGAACCATGGTACATGGATATTGGAGAAGTATTAGGGGTACAAGGACCGAGGGCCTTTACCATGATAAAAGTATTGTCAGGATGGCGTGTGTGGAAGGCAATTTGGTGTGGTGAAAAACGTATTTTTTTACTTTTCGTTACCTTGAGTTCTACAGTACAAAAGTTCCCAGAAGTATTATAGACCAATAGATCAGGAGTCCCAAGTAAGCTACTGTTTTCAATTCGAATGAAAGAAAATCCTTTAAGATTTCTTTTAATTTGTTGGTAAAATTTTGCCTCTGGACCCATGTCGTTATTGAGGTAACCAAGCCACGCATTACGCGCCCGGCGTACGCAATTTATCAGGTATAATTATATTAGACGCCTCGCCTGTTTTCATAACAAGTCGATGAGATTGATGGTTGTTGTTTAACCCAAATATAGTTTGACTGTTCTCGTGTACTTCCATTTTTTTAATTTCATGTAATTGTCCTCTAACCTCTACGTAGATAACAGCATCACTGATGGCGTTTCCTTGACCAGATGCAGACTTATCTCTAGCTGTAAAAGACTCTAAAAATTGTTGTAGGTCTCTTACTCTCATTTCTTCTTCTCCGCAACAAGTCTTTCAATTTCTTGTTCTAATTGTTTTATAATTCTTACTTGTTCTATAAGTTTACTACTCAACTCGTTTATAATTTTTTTAGAACCAGATAACAAATTCTCTGTTTTAATCCATTCAGATTCTTTTTGTTTCCATTCCCAAATTTCTTTCTTATGTTGTTCTATTAATAACACCATTTCGTCTGTAGTTCTGTGTACTTTCATTATTGACAATATAAAACTATTACCTTAAAAAGTCAACATGGGAGTTCCAAAAAGATTAACAGAAATGCAAAAAAGATTTGCTGAGTTATTGGTATTTGGTGGACCTGACGGACCACTATCTAAATCAGAAGCAGCAGAGATGGCAGGGTATTCACCCAAGAGATCACGTGTTGAAGGCAGTGAGTTAACTAATCCAAGACATGCACCACTTGTTGTGCAATATATTGGTAAGCTACACGAAGAACGATTACAGAAACACGAAGTGACATATACTAAACACATAGCGGAGCTAGATAGAATTAAGGACAAAGCTTTAAAAAAAGGCAGTTTCTCTTCTGCAGTCAATGCGGAAATAAGTAGAGGAAAAGCGGCAGGATTATATATAGACAGAAAAATAATAAAAACAGGGAAATTAGAAGAAATGTCAGAGGAAGAATTAAGAATGAAACGAGCAAAAATATTAGAAGATTACAGCGCTCTCTTGAACATGAAGACTGTCGAGGGGGAGTCACAAGACCTTAATGAATCTTCGTTATCTTCTTCACACAAGAAGTTGGAAAAACCGATCTCTCAGAAAAAGTAATAGACCCATCATCATCAACATCGTAGCCTGCAAATATTCTTACAGTATCTTTGTCTTTGCTGAACAACCACCCTTCACTTACCGGTGTAGCTAGTTTCATGTCTGTAAACTCTTTTACGGTGCCCCAGCCGCCTTCTGTAATGATGTCAATCCAATCTATACGTACACGCTTGTATGGAAACTTAACAGCTTGTCTAACAATTTTAGGTTTGTTGTAGGAATCAATTCTTCTAGATTTTTTTCTGGATTTCATATTTTGTATATGTATCTAAAAAAAATCAGTTTTTCCAGAATTTTGTATCGCGCGCGCATAGGCAAACTGAAATACTGCACTAGGTGACAAAATAATCTGTCACATGACACTTTTTTAAACAACATTTTGGCGTACTTTATTGTTGTATACCAACACTAATAGCTCAAAGTGACAGAATGACATTATTTCTGTAGTAGTTTTTATTTTTTTTTTTATTTTTTTTACCATACATATACACTGGCTATAATACCTGCTTATCTGCCTTATTTTGGACATAATATTTCCTCATTATCGCCACTTTATCCTCAGCTTCGGCAATAATTAGCAATAATTTGTCAACTTCACCGGTAATATCGATGTGTTCTGGTATTATTATATTATTCTCATTAAACGACTGTATCTTGTATAATGAGTCTTCGATTACAGCTTCATATCTCTTTAGAAGCGTTCTAAACAACATTTCGTTCATTTTTATTCTCCTTTAATTGTTGTAGTTCAAATATTAATTGACCTAAATTCTTACCATTTAGATTTTTTGCATGGTTCAACGCTGCATTAAAGTTATCGTCCTGGTATTTCTTAACTTTATTCTTTAGTTGTACTTCAGGTATTCCCCACCTCGTCTGGTCTGTCATTAAAATCCTCTGCTTTCATTGGTTTAGTTCTTTCTTTTTCATCGTGTATAAGTTCATTATACATATCGATTCGTTTTAGTGCCTTGTGCTTCCAGGCTCGAAGGTCAGCGCCTTCTGTTTTGAATTCTTGATAATATAAGTCAGGCGTGCAGACCATGATAACTCCTTGCTCAATTTTGCTGCCGTAGACGTAGTCGTGGGCCATTGCGTACATGGCAATTTGTAAATAATAGTCTTCGATCCATTCTTCCCTTTTCGGACGGTTAGATTGTTTGAAGTCAACAATAGTTTCTTTGTCATTGTGTAAGCATACCAAATCCGTGCTGCCTGCGTATAGGCCCGGGTAGTGTAGCATGACTTCAGAGCCATAATACTCTTCCACTGGCGCAAGACCGATCTCAATAATTTTGTCGGCCATGGGACGCGCCTCTTGTCCGACTGCTGTAAGATCAACACAGCCAGTGCCGAGAACATAATGTTCCAGGAATTTGTGCATGCATGTCCCCCGTGCACTAGATACATTTTTGATTCGTTCTGCTTCTTGTTCTCCAACTTTGGCCTTCCATTTCTTTAAAAATTCTGTGTTTTTCGTAGCGCCTAATATCGTAGTCACAGACGGAAGTCTAGAATTATCTATGTCATAAACCCTGGTCCCTGATCCGGGGTCCGTGAGCTGTTTACCACGTATATAGTTGTATTTATTACTCTTCTTGATCATCGCGTTCTTGTTTTTCTTTCTCAAAACCTTCCATAAGTTCTTCGTGTAAAGTTTTAGGTTTAAATATTCTATCAAACTCTTTTCTATACTTATCATCAGACGGTCTTGATCTACCGTCCCATGGTCTATCTTTTTTGTCTATAGCCATAACCTTTTTTCCTATTACTATATAATTTACACCAGGACCAACTTGTTAGTTTAGTTGACCAGTGATTTATAAAATATAAAATATTATAAATATATTTATCGAACATCGTTTTGTACCTCCCTATATTCATCTAATGATATCACATTATCTTTTAAAGCTTTACTCGTATAATGTTCTATGACTCGTTGTATCTTAGGAAGTTTAGTATGAGCAAATGGCCATATCAAACAACACACATAATACGCGTCACGAAACGTGCAACGCCATCTCCATTGTTTTAGATACGGTGTACCATCGACACGTTTACCATTAACTTTTTTAGGAGTTAAAGTTCCAACCCCTACAACATCATGTAACCACATTAAAACTGATCTATCGGTCATCGTAATTTCCATCGATAAACGTAAACTATTCGATAACCGATACCCAGGTTTATTATTATGTTTTTTCTTTTTCTCGATACCCCGTCTTATGTGAATACTACCCTCACCATCAAAGAGTCCTGCAATATAAGCTTTGTCAACTTCATCAATCATTAATGTATTGACATCCCTTCTCCAGGCAAATCTTCATTTTCA